ATACAATCTGGATGCGTGTCGATAGTCTTTCATGCCAGGAAGGCCTTCCTGGAATCCTTTTAGAAAATTATTAATGCTTGGCATATGGATATTTATGGCCACAAAAAAAGCGCCTATAAAGACGCTTTCCTTGTATAATTGCTAACTTAATGCTGATTAACCACCAGTACTTAACGTACCTAGCGTTCTGGATACCGCTGTTCCAATTCCAGTTCCTGTTGGAGTTTGAATTGCGTTGTCGTATCTTAGTGATAATGTGATAGTTGCTGGCTCTGAAGTTGCGTATGCCAGTGTGTTGTAGTTCACGTTTTCAACATATGCACCGTACAACTCAAATGTTTCTAAAACATTCGGTGCACTTGCTCCGTTACCACCATCAAGCATTTCGATCCTTGCTGTGAATTTGTAGTCGATACCTGATGCCGCACTTGACTGTTCAAAGAAGTCGAACTGTTTCTGTATCTGCTCGCCGACCAGTTTTGTAACTGAGTTGTTGACGTCATCTCTTAGGTTGATCGTGATCGGATCCCAAGTGTGTTTACCAGCAACATAAACTTTCGAGTTGTACACGTCTAACGTCACGTTGTCAAAAGTCAAGTTTGGTCTTGTAATATCGATCACTTGTTTTGTAAGTTCTGATCTCGGTGTTGATACTCCAAAATTTTCCAGGATCGCTCTAAAACGATACTGTAGTTTTGGCATCAATAATCCTTGCGATGCTGAACTCTGATCGTTTGCTAAAGGTACTGTAAATTTTGATAAAGTTGATATTGCCATCTGTTTCTCCTATTTATTCCAAAATTAGTTCCCTAAATTTGCAATCTCTCCTGTGTTTTTGATTCTTAGTGGAATGTAAATGAACTCGACTGATTTGATCGGTTCAATTGCAATGTCCACGTAAAGTTCGTTTCTGTCGATCCTCGTAGGTGTGTTATTAGTGTCATCACAAACTACTAGGAAGTCATATAACGCTCTCTGACCAACTAACTCTAACAAGAATGATTCGATTGCTTGTTTGATCTCGTTCCTTGTCAGTTCATCGTTTGGTTCAAATATGAACGGTTTAGCGATTGCATCAAGTTGTGATCTTAGATACACTGCTAATCTTGAAACGTTTATTCTGTCTAACGCCGAACTTGCCGATGTCTTGGTCAAGTTTCCGAAGTTCACAATTCCTGCACCTGAGAAGAAAGTGATTGGGTTCACTTTAACTTCATGCATAGAATCTCTCACTGACTCCGTAACAGATATTGTTTGGAATTCACCACTCGCTGTGTCTATGTAACCAACCGAAGTGGCATTGTCAACTACACCTCTCCTTGTTCCTGATGGTGCAAACCATGGGAATGCGATGTTGTCGTTGTTGGCCAGCGTTCTCAACATCATGTGTGATGGTGGAACAACAATTGATTTTCCTGTGTTGTCTGTGGTCAAACCAGATGGATAAAACACACCCAAGTAATCACTTGAGCTCACTAGGCCATCCTCACCGTTGTCAAGTGCCGATGCTGTGTTGTTTGCCCAGTTCTGTATCGCAGTGGATGTACCCGCCAATCTTAAAGGTGTGTCACCTACTACAAATGCTGTGTTGTTTCTGTCTGTGTTTAGGTTAATCATGTTTGCAATCGCTTCTGGGTAACCAGGTGTAGCGATAACATTGTAACCTCTTTGGTCTTCTCTTATCGCTTGGTTGGTGTCGATCTCAGATTTGATTTGCTCAACAATTACTTTTCTCTGTGCTTTTCTACCAAAAGATCCAGAGCCGTCTGCGTTGTTGCTAGATTTCGTAACCCATCTGTCTGGGTAATAGGTCGATACAGACTCGTTGTTATTGAATCTTATGTTACCTAGTCCCGCTGATCCGCTTCCTGGATATTTTGTGGTTGTGATGTAACTGTTCTTGTATTCTTTTACATTGTAACCACTTCTTCTAGTGTTCCATAACAAGATACCATTTGGGTAGTTGGCAGGATCTGGAGCATCTGGGTCTAAGAAGTTATCACTCAATAAATTCTTGATAGTCGAGGCTGTACCAGCCGCTGTAGACGTTCCCGCCGCTTTGTCGGTTGATGTATGCCATCTGGCATCCGCGAACACAATACCGTTCTCTGTGGTTTGATCCGTTTTGTCAACTAATACCCATGCCGCACCAGTTGTCGTCACTGCCACTTGATTCGCTGTGTTTGTAGAACTCAAAGTTGCTGACGTGTTGTATTTGTAGAGTTTTGGATAGTTTTCTAAGTCGCTTGTGTCCACCCATAAGTCATTGTTAACAAGTGCAGTACCATCTGATTGTTTAGTTGGTGCAGTTGCACTGAACTGTGGCCCATTAGGGTCGGTGTCTGCATATGAACTATCGTAATTTTGATAACCTACCCATGTTGTACCGTTGTGGATCATTATATCTGCCGAATCGATGTTTGTGTCGTACCATAATGTACCGTCCGTTGGCTCGTTTGTAGGAGCACTTATAGATGCTGTGTAACTCAATCTCTTCCAGTTTGAAGCCAATATACCTGTGTTTGCGGTTGAGTCAACTGTCTCACCTGTTGGAACTTTGTACAAGTTATCAACTAACGTTGAACTGTTCTCAGTGTACGATCCATACTCGTGAGCGTTTGTTGAGAAATCAAAGCCTGCATCTGCCAATGGAGTTCCTAGTGTGTCAAACATTCTGAATTCACCACCAAGTGCGTGTGTCATTCTTATTGCACCTGTTGATAATTTCACTGCACTTACGTTTGTCAAACCTGCCGCACTAACTGCCGCCACAAACGCATCAGCGTCTGTACCACCTAGTGTGACTGTTACTGCACTGCTTAATGCTTCTTGATTTTTAACTGATTCTCTGATCACGAAAGTTTCTGTACTTGTGAATGATGGAGATGTGTTGTTACTGGTGATGCTAGTTGCACCGCCTTCGTATCTGAACAATTGGAAGTCACCAACGTTTGGAGTGGTGTCCGCCGCATCCGCCGCCGTCATTGATTGTTCAGTGATGTTGTATTGTGCGTACAAGTCACCCACGCTTAAACCTGTTCCACCGTTTGCTGGATCTAGGTTGTAGATCGCTGAGTGGTTTGATGCGTAAAGTGGGCTTGCCACAGTTGAGAAACTTGCACTTGATGTGCTGTAAAGTTTAGCGATTATGTTGGCACCCGAGTTGGCGCTTGTGGTTTTGAACCACACAGATCCGTTTGGTCTGTCTTCGCTTCCTGTGCCGTCATCCCATAGTGGTCTGTTGGTGTGTTTGTCTTGTAAGAATTTCACACCATTGTACGTTCCTGCTGTGATTCCTAATTCCGCTAGTACACCGTTACCTTCTTCAAATCTGATTGTGTTCGTGCCCGCAGTTGAATCGCCTATAGCTCTACCGTTGTGGAATATCTCAAGGTTACCTGTTGTGCTGTTTACACTTGCTGTAACGTTAGTAACATTCGAACCAATCGCTGTAGCAACGTCTGATAGTGCTGTACCGCCCGGGGTGATAGTTACGCCGTTCATCTTGAAATTGTTACCACTTGACACCGTTGTGCCTGAAGCGACTGTGATCAAAGGCAATGATGTGTGCCAATCAGATGTTCCAAGTTGCACCCATGTGTTACTTGCTGTTTTCTTGTAGATTTTGTTTGAAACGTGTGTTGTGTTTATTGCGTAATCACCAATCGATCCGATTGAAGTCTTAGGTGCACCAGTTGAGACACTGCCGACCAAATCACTTGTTTCGGTGATAAGTGTAGGAGTGATTGTTGTGAAAGACTGATTTGTCTTGGACCACTCAAGTATACCATACGTGCTTGATGCAAGGTCAAACCAGTATGTGCCATCTGTTGGTGCCGCCGTTGGTGCCGAAGCACTTCCGATCAATTCTGCTGTGTTTACATTTGCTCTTAATACATACGCTCTGTTGGCAACTCCAAGGAATGAGTATGCCGCTTGTAGACCCCATTCATTCAATTCATAACCATGTAATGAATTTCCTGAAGCATCTGTGTAGAATTTTGGATCTCCAAAAGTCTCTGTCAATTCTCTTTGCGAAGATATTAGGTAAGCAGTGTTGGCGTTTGCGGTCGTTGTACCTGGCGCGGTGCCTGTGCCTGCTCCGTTTGTTTTATCCTGTGATGATGCTACTATGAACAGTGGTGTTGTACCCGCATCTGATGGTACGTAGAAACTTTCATTTATTACTGAAACCTCTACTCCTGGTGATGTTAATGCCATTTTTCGTATTCTCCTTGCAAGTTACGTATATACTAGAGTTATTTATTCAATCGTATGGTTTTTACGACAGAATTTACCATTTTGACGGTGCCTATATAGGGAACGTAAATACCCATATGCAGTACACAGACAGACCTTTATGCAAGACCTGTAAGGCCAAGCCGAGGGCCTATGCCTACAAGCGATACAACAAGATTTACTGGAGAAGACAGTGCGACACCTGTATCAGGAAATCTGCTGGCAAGAAAATTGGTGGAGTAACTGCCCTACAGCGATCAGGCTACAAGAAGCGTAAGAAATGTGAACTGTGTGGATTCAAAGCACAAGACAAAGCACAAATGGACGTGTTGTTTGTAGACGGCAATTTGAGGAATACTACTTCTACTAATCTAAAAACTGTTTGCGCCAATTGCCAGAGGTTGACTAGCACCCGTAGGCTTGGATGGCGTGTTGGTGATCTTATTGCTGACGATTAAGTCGTCGACTTTTGCAAATAATTGTTTTTTTGTGCCATCGTTGTCTATAGTGAAGTCAAAATCCCAACCCATCCAATCCCATTCGGATTTATGGGCACCTTTTTGTTGCATCTCTTCCTTGCTAGGCAACACACCACGTTTTACAAGTATGAGTTTGCCTCCAGATTTCTGTATCATTTTTAGTTCGTTTTGAAATCTTGTGTCGGCTATTACTGTTGGTCTTCCGTTGTATCTCATTAGACAACTGTCAATCCATATGGCATCATGCATGTTCTGACGCATCACTTCCGTGCCAAAATACTGCAACACCCACCTAGGGGTGACGGGCTTGCCAAACTTTTCACTCCAGAATTTGTCAGGTTGTTCTCTCCAGTGCCTACTGGATTCTGTTTTACCCTCTAACATTTCCCTGTCCCAATTGAACATGGTACTCACAGCATCCTTGAGACTTTTTGCAAATGAATCTTTACGGAATCCGTGTTTGTCGGCCAACCTGTCCGCGACAGTGCCTTTACCGGAACCAATTAAACCTACTACACCTATCAGCATAAGGTTTATTATACTATTTTTTTAGACGCTTTTCAATCTCTTTGATTGCTTCTCTGACAGATCTTAGGATGGTAATTCTTAAACTTTTTTTCTTTTCTTTCAACGCCTTCAAACTCATAATCTCTAAATCAGAAACCAATTGCTCTAGTTCGTCTAGTGTGAGGTCAGAATAATTTTTGTACGGTGAATCTGTCATGACGTAGGTATTTAAATGGAGTATGGGATCAATTAACCAATAACAAAACTGTGAGGAGTTCCGCCTTCTTGGAAGTTACCAATCTCTTGATCTAATCTTTCCATATCAGCGTTACCTTCGTTTTTCAATGCGTCACCGTTTAATGTGGTACCGCCCTGGGGTCCTGCGATGGTATTGAATTTGCCTCTGGCCTCGCCTAGCATGACCTTACAAACGGCCAAGGTGTAGTCCCTGATCCACGGCTTGGCATAGATGTCTTTAAACAATGTTATGTCTGGTCTGTAGTTATCGGTGTGCATTAGAATTGTTTCGTCGTCGGCCCTAGGTCGTTGAGTGATTGTTAATTTTTTTGTGGCATTATCATAGTGGAACTGTATGAAACTACCGAACATTTTTCCAACCAATTCCTGGTATGATGCGAAAGCATAGTAAGTTGCCAGTCCACCCGTGGCACCTGCCCTCAGCAGATAGGTGTTGGTATAGGCCAGGTTGAATGGTTCAAACAGTGTACCACCCTCACCCCCTTCTGTCCTTGATCCCACAGTCCTCCTATTTAGATTCCTCACATTGATAACCTCATCTGGCAGTATGTAACTGTTTTGATTTTTCTTCAGTTCGAGGAAAGCATAAGATTCTTCTACAGCATTTGATGATCTCTGTCTATATCTATTTGTTGCTCTTTCTAGAGCCGTTTGATAATGTTTAGGGTCTAATTCTACGTCGATCATGCCCTCGCCGAGGTTGTTTTTCACATAATCGAATATTTCTTGTTGTCCTGTTTGAAGTTCTGACATACTCATATTTATAGTCATTGCCTATGCAATAAATATGTATGATATGCCTAGATTGTCGATTTT